CCGGCGCCCCGCCGGCGACCGGCGGGACCGCAGCCCGCCCGCGGAGCGCGAGGCGGCCGGCGCCGGGGACGCCGCGGCCCGCCCGGCCGAGCGCTCGCGGCGGCTCGCGCGGAGCCTGGCCGAGGCGGCGCGGCGGGCCACCGCCGAGCGCGTCAACGCCGTCTTCGCGGGCGCGCGGATGGACCTCGCGCGGCCCGTGCAGAACGGCGGCTTCCGCGCGGCGGGCGTATCCCCGTGGGCGGCCGTCCTGGACTTCGGCGCCGAGCCCTTCGCCCCCGAGGGCCGCCGCGTCACCTGGGAGACGCTCATGTTCCACGGCCGCGACCTCTACCGCATGTTCGAGGTGCGCTCGCACGCGGCGCAGGCGGCGCGCGCGCTGCGGGACCTCGTGCTGCGCAGCGAGAACCTGGTGGACGCGCTGGCCTCGGCCGACGAGTGCCTGACGTGGTGCAAGTTCGTCGCCGCCAAGAACCTGCGCCTGCGCACCAGGGACCCCATCGTGGCCACGGCCGGCGCCGTGCTGGAGAACCTGCGGCTGAAGCTGGCGCCCTTCCTGCGCTGCTACCTGCGCGGGCGCGGGCGGCCCTCGCTCGAGGAGCTCTGCGCCGCGCGGCGGCTGAGCCTCGCCACCTGCCCGGCCTCGTACATGTTCGTGATGCTGGCGCGCCTCAGCCGCGCAGTGCGCTCCGGCGCGGAGTGCGTGCCGCTCGCGGAGGTGACCGTGGGCGACGCGCCCTTCGAGGAGTACATCCCCGGGGCCTGCGTGGCGGGCCTCATCGACGCCCTGGACGCACACAAGCAGACCTGCGACAGCGTGACGTGCAAGCTGGTCGCCAACTTCACCCTGGTCCCCGTGTACATGCACGGAAAGTACTTTTACTGCAACGAGATCTTCTGAGCCTATCGATCAATAAAGCCGACCCCCGGTTCGAACCTCACACGCCCGCGTGCGAGTGGTGCCTCTCTGGGGCGGGCGGGCAGCGGGCGAGGCGGGCTGCAGGGGCGCGCGCCGGCCGCGCGGGGGCGGCCTCGGTGTTCGGAGAGAGACCCGCGCGGGCCGGCCGGCTCGCCCGAGCCTCCCCCCGAACGCCGACGGGCGACCACAAGAAGGGGCGGGAGCGGCGAGACGGGCCAGCCGCGCCGGCGGGAGGGCACCGCGGGAGGGCACCGCGGGAGGGCACCGCGGGAGGGCACCGCGGGAGGGCACCGCGGGAGGGCACCGCGGGAGGGCACCGCGGGAGGGGGGCGACGAACGAGAGCCGAGACTCGACAGTGTGGTAGCGGGCGCCGCCTTTATTGATCAAACGCGAGCGGGCGCCCGCGCCCCGCTCGTCAGAAGAACACCGACCGCACCGAGCCGTGGCGGGACGGGGCGCCGGGGCTCGGCGTGGGGTCGAGGTCGGGGGAGGCCAGGGGGTCGCCCTCGGAGCCGCGCGCTGGCAGCAGCGAGCAGCCGGGCGCCGCCGCCTGCTCGGGCGAGCAGAGGTCCAGGATGGAGCCCTCGGCCAGCTGGTGCGGGCAGAAGGCGCGCGCGGGCGCGCGGGCGGGCGGGCGCATGGAGGTCCGGCGCAGCGTGGAGCGGCGCGCGCGCGCCGAGGGCGGCGGCGGCGGGAAGGCCGGGTCCGCCCCGAGCTCGATGAGGATCTCGGGGGTGGTGAACGTCACCGGGTCCATCTGCGCGTCGAGCACCGTCACGTCCAGGCAGTGCAGGTCCCGCTGCTGCAGCCCGGCGGCGGTGAGGAGCTCGTGCAGCGAGTCCGCGAGCCGGTGCAGGCCGGTGGCGGGCTCGTAGCCGTAGACGGCGCCGCTGCGCATGAGGTAGAGCATGAACTTGCGGCAGGGCAGGATGGCGTAGGCGCGGCCGACGAAGTGCACGGGCGTGGTGTGGCCCGTGCGGTCGCGGCGCATGTGGTGGTACACGGGGCGCGTCGTCGGGCGGGAGACGAAGACGGCCTCGTCCCCCCCGGGCAGGTCGATGGTGCGGCCGGAGAGCGCGGCCAGCAGGACGTCGGCGTCGCTGGGGGGCGGGGCGGCGGCGGCCGCGGAGGCGCCGGCGCCCATGGCGGCGGGCGGAAGCGGGCGGCGGGAGGAAGCGGCGGTGGGGAAGAGCGAGCGGCGAGGAAGCGCGGGCGGCGACAGGGAAGCGGGCGCAGCGGCGGTGTTTTGAGGAGGAGCGAGGGAGGAGGAGCGAGGGAGGAGGAGCGAGGGAGGAGGAGCGAGGGAGGAGGAGCGAGGGA